GCAGCAACTAATCTGTTGATTCTTGATGAAGTATTTGATAGTTCTCTTGATGCTGCTGCAACAAATGATCTAATCAGTATACTTTTAAAACTAGGTGCTGACACAAATTTATTTGTGATATCACATAAAGGTGAAATTCTTATGGATAAATTCAAACGAACTTTATCCTTTGAAAAGATAAATGATTTCAGTAAAATGGTAGATGATGCATAAGGCTTGGAAAATATGGAAGTACTCATTAGGATCTTTTAATGATGAAACAACGAAGGAATATGATAATGCTGTGGTCGTTGTTCGATCTGTTATCTGTGCTTGGTATCTCATTACTAATTGTTTTATTATATCAGGGGTAGTACGACATTGGAATGCCAATCAGAAAAGTGGCACACAAGTGGTCGCACCTGTTGACAGTTCCGCTATAATAAAGACATCTAAGGAACAGCAATGAACATCAATCAAGAAGTCAAAGGAACACTCGCTAGACTACTAGCAACAGAAAACCTTACAGTAGAGCATCGTAAGGTAAGCACAGCATACTTCGATACAGAGAAGCGTCTACTATGTCTTCCTATCTGGAAGAATGCTTCTAACACAGTATACGATCTTCTAGTAGGTCATGAGGTAGGACATGCACTATACACACCTAACGAAAGACCAGAGAATGTTAACAAGTCATTCCTTAATGTTCTAGAGGATGTAAGAATCGAGAAGTTGATGAGAGCAGCATATCCAGGTCTTAAGAAAACTTTCTTCAATGGATATGCAGAGTTATGGAAGGATGACTTCTTTGGTGTTGCTAATGAAGATGTAAATGAGATTGCTTTTATTGATCGTATCAATCTATTCTACAAAGGTTGCTATGACATGGAGTTCACTGATGAAGAGAGAGTATATGTAGAACGTGCAGGTGCAACAAAAACTTTTGATGAAGTTGTAGAACTAGCAATCGAACTATATGGTTTGATGGAAGAGAAAGATCTAGAGAAACTTGCATCATTACCTAACGAAGGAAATGACATGGACTTTGATCTAGATGACTTTGAATTGACTCCATCTCAATCAGACAATCAAGGTGAAGAGCAAAGAATTGACTCTAAGAAACCTGCTCAGTCAGACTCTAATCCAGAAGATGAGGGAGATGAAGATGAGCAAGATGCACCACTACCTTCTACTATGGGTGGAGATACAGGTACTGTTGAGACAGAAGCAAAAACAGATGCAGCATTTATAGAAGCATTAGATTCATTAATTGATGAGGATGCTAAAGAGTGGGTTTACTTAGACTTACCAAAGATTGACTTAGACAAATTCATCATACCTTCTAAGCAAATTACAGAGACACTATACTATCACTTCAACGGTAGAGCAATGTCTTCACGTGAGACACAAGACTGGTATATGGAGCAACTTAACTATGGAATCAGAAAGTATCTTGATTTCAAAAAGTCAGCATCTAAAACTGTAAACTATCTTGTAAAACAGTTTGAAATGAAGAAGTCTGCAGAGAACTACAAGAGACAGGCAACTTCTAAGACAGGTGTTATCAATACAAATGCACTTCACAAGTACAAGTTAACAGATGATATCTTTAAGAAAATCACTGTTGTTCCAGATGGTAAGAATCACGGTCTTGTAATGTATCTTGACTGGTCTGGTTCTATGTCTTGGACTATCCTTGATACACTTAAGCAAGTATACAATCTAGTTTGGTTCTGCAAAAAAGTAAACATTCCATTCAGAGTATACGGATTTGCTAGTGGTTTCAAAGGTGGTAGAGGTTACTACTATCATGGTAATGATCATACTCATCCATGCATGTCACCAAAAGAAAATCAGTTAGCGATTGGTGATGATGTAGATTTACTAGAGTTCTTATCTTCTAGACAACGCACTAGAGATCTTGAAGAGTCAATGAAGTATCTCTTCCTACAGTGCCACAGTTTCCATAACTCACAGTTAGGATATTGTCAAGAGTATAGTTTAGGTGGAACTCCATTAGCAGAAGCACTATATGCTTCACGTCAAATTGTTGACAGACTAAAGAAAGAAGAGAAAGTATCTAAAGTAAATGTTATCTGTCTAACTGATGGCGAAGCACAACCAATGAACTTCACTGCTAAGTCAACTTATGAGCACAACGAAGGTCAGTGGTATTCAAAGAGTCTAGCAACTACTTATGGTAAAGTTTACTTCTTACGTGATAGAACAACTGGTTACACTAAGAAAATAGATACTTGCTCAAGTGCTACTACATCAGGTATCGTAGGTTTCCTTAGAGAAATTACTGATTACAACTGGGTAGGTATTCGTCTATGCAACAAAGGTGATGCAAATCGTATGTTCAGACAGTACGCTATGGCAGACTATGAGAAACTAGATAAGCAATGGAGAAAAGAAAGATGGGCATCTATCAAGAATGACTGTGGATTTACTGAAGCATTCTTCATGCCTGACAGAGGTAACGGAGAAGGAACTCAGGATATCGAAGTCAAGCAAAAGAATGAGGTTGCTACTAAGGCAGAACTACAACGTGCATTCAAAAAGCACATGGGTTCTAAGATGACTAACAAGACAATCCTCAACGCATTCATCAATCAAATAGCATGAGTCTCTGGAAAAATTATCAGGAAGCGGTTTTTGAAACGTTTCCTGATTTGACATTTGAAAAACAACATGTTCACTGGATCAATGACAGGGGAGTAAACCTCACTGCTGACTTGTATTCTGGTAAACATTTTATTAAGTCTAGGCATGTTGATATATGGGATGACAAACTAAACATTCATAACAATGTAATCTATCCTAAGACAGGACATAACCTTCCCTGTTTTGGTATGGATCTCATGGGGTTCTTTGAAAAGAAAGTCATCATAGTATTTGACTTCCAACATCCTGTAGAAAAATATCTAATGTCTGTACCTGAGTTACCAAAAGCAGAAGGAACATATAGATTCTTTGAACCTGGTAATCATTTCTCTGAAAATATATTTGTTAGGTATTGCACTATGTCTGAGGTAGATGATTATCTTCCTGACTTTAAAAAATATCTATCAGTATATAAAAAGATGTTAGATGAAGCACAACCCACAGGAGAGGATACTAGTTGCTATAATGATTTTGATAAGTATATGATAAGACTTGACCCTATCTCAGGATATCTAGGTAGTGCTTTTGGTAAAGAAGAATCAGATAAACTAATCAAGGAGTTCTTTTTCAGTTATGCATAATATTAATCAGGACATAGCAGTTCTATTAGCATACTGTATGCAGGACTTTGAAGGTGTAGAACCATTAGAGTGTCCTATGCCAGAAGTTAAAAGAGAAGATCTTGTCATTAGAAATACAATGTACAAGACACCTAAACTTAGGAAGATACATTTAGAACTAGCAGAACTAAAAGGATTAAAGATACTACACTGTGTATTTTTTCCAGACCCTAATTATAATTTACCTATCTTTGGATGTGATATAGTTGCTAACGATAAGATTGTTAGTGCTGCTATTGTTGACGTATCACCAGTAAAAGGATTTGAAGAGTGGGATAAGATTAGAGATATTAGTAATGCTTTTGACTTTAGTGAGAAGAGACATATACCTGCATGGGGTGATGATGTATTTTCTCCTTATGCTAAGTTTATGCGTTTAAGTAATGACAAAGACATATCAAACTTCTATGTTCTTGTAGTAAACTATTTAAAAACATATTGTGATCTAGTAGATTCTGCTGAAAAGGATGACAACTGGATCATGACTATGCTAAGATATGATGACCAGATTCATTATTGTAAACAACAAAAAAAGAATGACAAAACACGTGCCATTCTTGTAAATTTATTTGATGAAACTTGGGCAAATGATTACATAGATAATGTACTATTTGACCTTCCTAGGATTAAATAGATTCCAGTTCTTATTAAAGATCACATCTAAGTAAACCCACTTTGCATAGTGGACTCCACGATAACACAGCAGGGCAAAGACCTTCTCAGGATTATGAATTTCTGGATCGTATTCTGGAACATCTGGTATCTTCCAATTAATTTGTAACATTGTCTTTACCTCCTGTAATATTTAGTGTTCGGAGATCCTAACAAAACAGTTCAAGCAAGCACACTTTTATGAAAACTACCAAATGGTCTGCCTATATTCTATTACAATCTAATAGATTAACTAAAGTAGAATTTACAACCGAATCAAATTTAAGAGAAGATGCTGAACAACGTTGTAAAGCGATGTATGGAGTAAGTGATATCAGACAGCTTAAAAGAGAGTGGACAGTTTAATTAGTGTACCACGTGGCTTGCAAATGGTATCGTTTACTATTATAATAAATGTATAAATAAATGATTCCGATTACATCATGACTTTCCAACCAATCTTTACTAAAGACGATCTCCTTAACTTCTTTCAAGCAGGAGACATAGACACAGAACAAGTAAAAGCATTCGCTACAAAATACAATGTTCAGATTCAAAGTGTCACCAAGAGAATGAACAAACTTCCACAGTTCCAGAAACTAGGTCGTGGTCGTTGGAATCTTACTGCACAAGAAATTCATAAGGCATTTGTTGCACCTTCTGCACAACCTGCTGTTGAGGCATCTTACATTCCTGATAAGGACAACACCTATGTTCCTTTCGGTAACTACAATAGTCTCAAGAAGATTATACAGTCTAAGATGTTCTATCCTGCGTTCATCACTGGTCTATCTGGTAACGGAAAGACTTTCTCTGTTGAGCAAGCATGTGCTGCTCTAGGACGTGAGTTGATCAGAGTCAACATTACTATCGAGACAGATGAAGATGATCTTATCGGTGGTTTCCGTCTTAATGATGGGTCAACTGTATGGCATAACGGTCCTGTTATTGAAGCACTCGAAAGAGGTGCAGTACTTCTCCTAGACGAGATCGACCTAGCATCTAACAAGATTCTATGTTTACAATCTATCCTTGAAGGTAAGGGTGTATTCCTTAAGAAAATTGGAAGATTTGTAAAACCTGCTGCAGGTTTCACGATTATAGCCACCGCTAATACAAAAGGAAAAGGTTCTGACGATGGTAGATTCATAGGAACTAATGTTCTTAACGAAGCATTCCTTGAGAGATTCCCTATCACTTTTGAGCAAGAGTATCCATCTGCATCTATTGAGAATAAGATTCTAGCAAATCAAGGATGTGATAAAGAGTTCGCAGAGAACCTAGTCAAGTGGGCAAGTATCATCCGTAAGACATTCTTTGATGGTGGTGTTGATGAAGTGATTACAACACGTAGACTTGTTCACATTGTTCAAGCATTCAACATCTTCAACAACAGATTGACTGCTATCACTCATTGTGTTAACCGTTTCGATGATGACACTAAGCAATCATTCCTTGATCTTTATACTAAAGTTGACGCAGGGGAAGAAACAGAGTATAATGAAGGGGAATAATAACCCTTCATTATGAGGAAATACAATGAGGATGGATATCTAAAAGAGATTTCCGAATACATTGCTAATACATACCGAGGTCATTATTCTGTAGGAAACGTACAGACTCTTGACCTCATTGACTCTGTTGGTGATGCTGAAGCATTCTGTAGAAGTAATGTTCTAAAGTATGCATCACGTTATGATAGGAAAGGGACAGCAAGAAAGGACATTCTAAAGATTGTTCACTATGGTCTACTCCTCCTACACTTCAACGACAAACGCGAAAAAGCAAATCAAACTAATGCAGGAACTCCTTCTGCCTTTACTGTAGATTACGACAAATGATTATGATTACCAAACCCACTATTGAAATTCTAAAGAACTTTTGTTCTATCAACAAGTCTCTTGTTATTAAACCTGGCAATAGGTTAAGTACATTAAGTATCAATAAAAATATTCTTGCCTATGCTGATGTTGAGGAACAGTTTGATTCACAGATGTCTATCTATGATCTATCAACATTTCTAGGTGGGTTATCTTTATTTGAGAAACCATCTATTGATACATCAAAAGAGAATTATGTAACTGTTAGTGATGCTGCAGGACGTTCTAAAACTAGATTCTTCTATGCCGATCCTGATATTATTACACAACCTCCAGAGAAGGAAATTACTCTTCCTAGTCAGGATGTTAGTTTCCATCTTGATGCTAATGTTCTTCAGCAACTTCAACGTGCTGCTTCAGTATATCAACTACCAGACTTATGTCTTTATGGTGACAGTGAAGTAATGAACTTGACTGTATGTGATAAGAAGAATGATACATCAAACAGTTATTCAGTTGAAGTAGGATCTACAGATGCTGAGTTCTGCTATTGTTTCAGAGTTGAGAATTTAAAACTATTACCTGGTGCATATGATGTGTCAATAAGTAAAACTAACGTTGCACTCTTCCAAGGTAATGGGATAAAATATTTTATAGCACTAGAACCAAACACATGAACATCTTTGTGACTGATCCTGACCCTGTTAAATCAGCACAAGTCTTACCAGACAAACACATAGTAAAGATGCCATTAGAAACATGTCAAATGCTTTCTATTGTTGCATCAGAGAAATGGGGTCATGGATTTGGTGTTCTACCTAAAGTAGATGGAGCACCATACAAAACAGATAAGGGTGCATTTCGTAATCACCCTTGTACTATCTGGGCACAGAATAACTTTCGTTGGTTGATAGAACATGGTCTTGCATTGTGTGCAGAATATACACACAGATATAACAAGACACATAGTTGTCAATACACCATAGAGTGTGCGGATATTATTTTTCCAGATTGTCCACCACCAACATCATTCGTATTCGCAGGTCCTGATCAATTCAAGTATGATACTAGCATTGACATCTTTACTGCATACAAAAGATATGTTGCATTTAAACCTTGGGTCTCCACTAATTACTTACGTGACCCATCTCGCAAACCAGAGTGGGTATGAGAGTAGATAGACACTGGGATCCAGTAGACAATCTGGAACAAGAACTTCTAACAGAACTTGAAGGTATCACCAAACAACTTGGTGGTAACATGACTAAATTGACTAAAGTTGATTCTACTGGTAGAATGAGCACTGTCATTCAAATTGAATATAACATTACTACATCATGAATGATTTTTTATGGGTGGAGAAATACAGACCAAAAAAGATTGAGCACTGTATTCTTCCATCAAATGTGAAAGAGACTTTTACTAGTTTCGTAAAGCAAGGAGAGATACCAAATCTCTTGTTGTCAGGAACAGCAGGAGTCGGTAAAACAACTATTGCAAAAGCATTATGCAATGAATTAGGAGCAGACTTCTATGTTATTAATGGGTCTGATGAGGGTAGATTCTTGGACACTGTACGCAATCAGGCAAAGACCTTTGCTGCTACTGTTTCTCTTACATCTGAATCTCGTCATAAAATTCTCATTATTGATGAAGCGGACAATACGACACCCGACGTACAATTACTCTTACGTGCCTCAATCGAGGAGTTCCAGAAAAACTGTCGGTTCATATTCACATGTAATTTTAAGAATAAAATAATTGAACCTCTACACTCTAGAACAACTGTTATTGATTTTAATGTTCGTGGAAAAACAAAACAAGAACTCGCTAGTAAATTCTTTGAACGGTGTCGTGGGATTCTTGTTGCAGAAGATATACAATACACTGATTCTGTGGTCGCTCAAGTCGTCCAGAAATACTTCCCAGACTTTAGAAGAACACTCAACGAATTACAGAGATACGCATCTACAGGAAAGATAGATACTGGTATCTTGGCAACCCTTGGTGATGCTAAGATAGATCCACTTGTAGCATCATTAAAGAACAAGAAATTTAATGATGTTAAGAAGTGGGTTCAACAAAATATAGACAATGATCCTATATCTATCATGCGTAAACTGTATGATAGTTTACCTACAACAGTAGATAGTCCTAGTGTTGCTGCAGCAGTTTTAATAATTGCTGAGTATCAATACAAGGCAGCATTTGTTGTAGACCAAGAGATAAACTTATTAGCTTGTCTTACACAAATTATGTTGGAGTGTAACTTTAAATGACTAACAAATTTATGAGAAAACGTGAGAAGATCAGAGCACAAATGAAGTCCAGATTCTATTACTTGTTCTGGGGTGCTATGGCAGGTGCTGTTGTAGGTGGACAAATTTATGTTGGTACATCTTATCGTGCAATGGCAAGATCAATGAACAGATGGTTTGAAGAAACTATTGATATCATTCAACCAATGCCTATTCCAAGAGGTCGTTACTTACCTATAATTCCACCTCCTATGGATTGGCATTCTGAGGACATGGTAATCAGATGAAAAAGATAGGAATATTTCCAACAAATATCTTTGAGTTTCAATTACATGATCTCCAACTTAGAGATGATGTTTATAGTTATATTGATACTCTTCAGATGAGTCGGTTTAACTTTCCACATAGAGTCATGAGTTCTCATGGTGATCTTCATAAACACGAAGAACTTAAACCATTGTATGATTGGTTTCATCAGTGTTTAGAAGAGGCAAGAGTAGCAGAAGGATTACAATGTGAAAGTTTAAAGATATCATTGTCATGGGCAAACTGGGCACCTAAACAATCTGGTGCAGGTCACCCAATGCATAGACATAACTATGCGTACTACTCTGCTGTATATTATCTTACAGAAGGATCACCTACAGTCTTTTTAGATCCTGTAGATATTAGAGGGTTAGATACTCTTGAAATATTACAGGGAGATAGAGAGAGTGTTCCTAATGAAAAAGAAATAGTTGCAGAACCTGGTAAACTAATTCTATTTCCTGGTTGGTTAAGACATTGTTCAGCACCACATCATCAGGACTTTAATAGATTTACTATATCATTCAACAGTCTTCCTGATGGTGCCATTAACGGTGGTCCTGGTGGAGTTCCAGTTGCAACCTTGAAAGTATTATGATGAAAACTCCATTGCGTTATCCTGGTGGCAAATCTCGTGCCACAAAAAAGATAGCACAATTTCTTCCAGATCTTACAAAGTATAAATCATATCATGAACCATTCTTAGGAGGTGGGTCTGTTGCATTATACATTGCTCAAACTTATCCTCACCTAGACATCTGGGTGAATGATCTATATACACCATTAATAGAATTTTGGCAAACCCTAGCATCCAAAGGAGATGAACTCTACAATGAACTTATTCAACTTAAATACAGGCACTGTGAACCTGGGTCTGCTAGACAACTTTTTCTCGAAGCTAAAGAATATCTCGATAGAGAAACCTCAACCACATTTGATCGCTCCGTTAGTTTTTATATTGTTAATAAGTGTAGCTTTAGTGGTCTCACAGAATCGTCCTCCTTCTCCCCTCAAGCCTCCGACAACAACTTCACAGTTAGAGGCATTGAAAAGTTAAAATATTATAGGAGTATCATTGAAACTTGGAAAATCACCAACACGACGTACGAGGAACTATACACTGATAGTGTGGGCACTTTTACTTACCTTGACCCACCTTATGAAATCAGATCTTCATTGTACGGAAAGCGAGGTAGGATGCACAAAGGATTCGATCACGATAAATTCTATGAAAACTGTGATCACTCCTGTGGACACATGATGGTATCATATAATAGTTCTCAGTTAATTAAAGATAGATTTGTAGACTGGGATGCACAAGAGTACGATCACACCTACACTATGAGATCAGTAGGTGACTACATGAAAGATCAACAAGACAGAAAAGAATTACTTTTATTAAATTATGGCATACGATGATCGTTATCCTCTAAAGGATTATTTGAATAGTATTAATTACACTAAGGATTACCTCATGGAAGAGGATCCAGACTGGGAAAAGAATTACCCAACTTATGTTATTAATAAGTGTATGTCACATCATATGGATACTATTGTCTTTGCTAATGAAATGAATAGATATCCTAATTTAGATAAACGTTTGCAATATGATTTTTATATACATACTGTTAGACCCAAAAGAAGATTTTCTCCTTGGGCAAAGAAACAGCAAGTGAAAGATCTTGACCTTGTGAAAAAATACTATGGTTATAGTAGTGAAAAAGCAAATCAAGCCTTACGGATCTTAACTCCTGACCAACTTAACTACATTAGACAAAAACTGAGCAAGGGAGGCAAGAAATGAATGATGTGGATTGGACTAAAGATGATATGGTTGAAGTCACTCTTAAAGAACCAGATGACTTCTTAAAAATAAGAGAGACTCTTACTCGTATAGGTGTAGCATCTAGAAAAGAAAGAAAGTTATACCAGTCATGTCATATTCTTCATAAGAAAGGACAGTATTACATAGTACATTTCAAAGAGTTATTTGCATTAGACGGTAAGAAAGCAAATCTTTCAGAGAATGATCTACAACGCAGGAATAGAATTATTAAACTACTGTCTGATTGGGGACTAGTAGAGATTGTTAAGGTATCAGATGTGGTAGATGTAGCACCACTAAGTCAGATAAAGGTAATAGCATACAGGGAAAAGGGAGAGTGGATCCTTGAGTCCAAGTATAACATCGGTAAAAAGAGACAAGTATCAGAATGATATATAGAGTAGGTAAACTCTAAATCATGACAGAAGCAGTTAAAAAAGAAGAACCTAAGAAGAAAGGTATCCTAGGTAAGCTTAAAGAAGCAGCAGACGATAAAGAAGAGCAACTCGCTATTCTTTCTACATTTGTAAGATTGGCAGTGCTTGTGTGGTCCGCAGGGATCTTGACATTAGCATATGTTAAATTGCCTACTGCATTTAAAATACCAGAACAAAAACTGGATCCAACTTTCATAGCTTCGGTCTTTACTGGTACGCTAGCTACTTTTGGCGTACAAGCGGCTGGTAAGAAAAAGAATGGTGAGAATGGTGGAGGAGCAAACATATCTAAAAAAGATATGGAGTTCCTTATTGCTAAAGCATCAGAGACTGCACCTG